GGCAGCTATCCATGCACGTAACATCGCTAAGCAATACAAGTGTGGTATCATCTGGATGTCACAGCTCAGTGCTGTAGCTGAAGGTAAGGTATATGTAGATCAGTCGATGCTTGAAGGCAGTAAGACAGGCAAGGCAGCAGAGGCAGATCTCATGATCCTAATCAGTAAGAACCAGATAGTAGAAGGTTCCGAAGAGCAGGACACTCAGCGACATTTGAACATCGCTAAAAATAAACTGAAGGGTGGATGGCATGGGGTTGTTCACTGTGAGTTGGACGGGGATAGAAGCCAGTACTTGGCGTGAGGAGATAGACGTGCGTACTGTATTGGACGTAGAGAACACAACGAATAAACGTGAAGGCAAGATGCTCATTGATCCTTTCGAGCCAGGCAATGAGTTAACACAAGTAGGTACGCAGAATGTAGACAACCCTGAAGAGTTATATATCTTCACGCTAAACCACAAAGAAAAGCAAGACGTTGGCGGAATACAAGCCAAGCAAGTTCAGCTCGTGCTGGACAACACAACACTTCTGATTATGCATAACGCACAGCATGACTTGATGTGGCTCTGGGAGTCAGGCTTCAAGTATGACGGTGCGATCTACGATACTATGCTTGCTGAGTATCTATTGCTACGTGGTCAGAAGGAGCCGCTGAGCCTAGACGCTTGTGCCCAGCGCAGAAACTTGGAGCACCAGAAGGATGATACTCTCAAGCGCTACTTCAAAGAAGGCTATAACACTAACGAGATTCCGCTGCATGAGCTTAGCTTTTATCTTCGGTGCGATCTCAACACAACTCGTGAGCTGTACCTTTCTACCGAGCGAGACTTCGCCCAGCCAGATTCAGAGTCCTTACTTACAGTCCGAGACATTACCTTCGAAACCTGCAAAACCCTTACAGGAATGTACATGTCAGGGATCAAGGTGGATAGAGACGCCCTTGGATTAGTACGTAAAGAGTTCCAACAAGAGAAGGCAGACATTGAGTACCGCCTATCATCACAGGTTCGTGAGCTTATGGGTGACACACCTATCAATCTGAATAGTCCGGAGCAGGTATCACAGGTAGTGTTCTCACGCCGTGTGCATAACAAGTCTGAGTGGGCTAAGCTGTTTGACTATGTAGATACAGCTGCGGAGTTTACTTCTGCAGTCAACGCAAACAGTACGGTGATTAAGAAGACCAAAGCTTTTACGTGCCCTACTTGTGAGGGGCGTGGTAGTGTATTCAAGAAGCGCAAGGATGGTACACTATACAAACGTGCCAACAAATGTCAGGACTGCGAGACACGTGGCTACCAACTCAAAGAGACTAACAAGATAGCAGGGCTATGCTTTACTGCACCAAGTAAGAAGTGGGTTAGTGCTAATGGGTTTAGCACAAGCAAGGATAACTTGGATGTGCTTATGGCTACAGCTAAGACGAATAACATGGACAGTGCTTTATCTTTTCTCGGGGATCTTAAGCGTCTGTCTGCTATTAGTAGCTATCTATCTAGCTTCGTGGATGGCATCGACATTTATACAAAGCCTGATGGATTCCTACATGTGGGTCTCACCCAGCACATTACTGCCACCGGACGTTTCAGTGGGCGTAATCCCAACATGCAAAACATGCCTAGAGGTGGCACCTTCCCAGTGAAGAAAGTCTTTGTGTCACGCTGGGATGGCGGCTACATTATGGAGGCAGACTTTGCTCAGCTAGAGTTTCGTACTGCTGCATTCCTAGCGCAGGACAAGGTAGCTATGGCAGAGATTGAGTCAGGGTTTGACGTGCATAGTTACACAGCCCAGGTTATCACAGATGCTGGACAGCCTACGACTAGACAAGAGGCTAAGGCCCATACGTTTGCACCTCTGTTCGGAGCTACAGGTTACGGCAGGAGTAAGGCAGAGGCTGCATACTACGAGCACTTCAATGAGAAGTACCAAGGCATAGCAGCATGGCATAAGAAGCTAGCAGATGAGGCTGTGCGCTTCATGAAGATAACCAATGTGTCAGGCAGGCAGTATGCTTTCCCTGATGTACAGCGTCGGTCAAGCGGCGGGGTTACACACTTCACTATGATTAAGAATTATCCTGTGCAAGGCTTTGCTACAGGTGATGTTGTTCCAGTAGTACTTAACGAGTTGCACAGAAAGTTAGAACCACTCCACTCTGTGCTTGTTAATACAGTACACGACAGTATGGTAGTAGATGTTCACCCTGATGAGAAAGATCAGGTGCTAGACATCATCACAAACATGAATGAAGATATCAATAAGCTGGTGGAGAATAGCTACGGTATCAAACTCAACGTCCAGCTTCTACTTGAAGCAAAGATAGGGCCGAATTGGCTTGACACGAAGGACGTATAACGCTATAACTATGGCTCTTGAACTGAAAGGATACAATATGAGTAACGAACTCGCAGTAATTGGTGAAGACCTTGGCATGTCTTTGGCTGAGGCTATGGGTGTAAGCACTGGTGGTGAGACACGCAGTGCAAGCATCCCTCGCATCACACAGATTCACAGTGGTGTGATGGGTACGATGGAAGTAAACGGTAAGACTATCAAGACTGAAGTCATCCCTGCTGGTGCATATAAGCTGTATGTTAATCAGGACACTGCAGTGTACAGCAACGAGCCTACTATCCGTATCTTCGCTGTGCGTCAGCAGTGGCAGAAGTGGGACTCAGATAACGAGACTATGGTTAAGTCTGTTATGTCTAACGATCTTAAGGGTGACTTGAAAGATAGCCAAGGTACGTTCAACGTGGGGCGTCCTAGCGGTTACATCGAAGACTTCAAAGCTCTACCTAAAGATAAGCAAGACCTGATCCGCAGCATCAAGCGTGCCATGATTGTGTTTGGTACTGTTAAGTTTAACAATGCTATGGATGCTAACGGTGATCCTATCGAAGGTTACGATGAAGAGATCCCCTTTGTAATGGACATCAAGAATGCACTCAGCATCAAAGCATTGAATGGTTTGCTTAAGACGTTGCAGCGCAAGAACGTACTGCCTATTCAGTACAGCGTAGCGCTGGGCGGTGAGATGCATGAGCTACCTACAGGTGCAAGCTATGCGTCTATGGTCTTAAAGCCTGACGCTAAGGCTGGGCTACTGGATACAGACAATGATACACTGCGCTCGTTTGTAGAGTACATCAACTGGTCTAACAGTTACATCCTAGATCAGTGGGCGGAGAAGAATAGTGAAGGCTTATCTGCAGAAGATGCTGATGTAGTACATCAGTTTGTCAATGTAGAAGAGGCAGACTAATGAATCACCCAGCTGAACTGGCTGTGTATAACTTCCTAGCTGAGGCTGGTGAAGGCAAGACACAGATGAGCGAAGACATCCGCAAGCAAGTAGCTGCTGATGTTGAAGCTGCACTAGAGAAGCAGTTCAGCAGCGAACCACGTGATGCTTTCAAGATCAGGATGTCCAACATTGGGCGTCCTACTTGTCAGCTATGGTTTGAGAAGAATGACCCTGAAGGTAAGACACCATTCCCGCCACACTTCCTGATGAACATGATCATCGGGGATATCGTGGAGGCTGTCTTCAAGGGCTTGCTTCGTGCTGCTGGTATTGACTTCCAAGACAACGACAAGGTTACACTGATCCTGCCTAACGGTAGCGAAGTAAACGGTGAGTATGACATGGTGCTGGACGGTGCAGTGGATGACGTTAAGAGTGCGTCACCCTGGTCATACAAGAACAAGTTCGCTAGCTTTGAATCACTACAGCAGGGAGATAGCTTTGGCTATGTAGCCCAGCTTGTAGGTTACGCTACTGCTGCAGGCAAAGAAGTCGGTGGCTGGTGGGTAGTCAATAAAGCTAACGGTGAGTTCAAGTATGTGTCTGCTGCCAGTGTAGATAAGGAAGCTGTACTTCAGGGTATTGCTGACACTGTTGAGTACATTGAGAGTGACGCTGAGTTCAAGCGTTGCTTTGAGCCTATCGCTGAGACACACTACCGTAAGCCTACAGGTAACTTAAAGCTTAGTGTAGAGTGTGGCTTCTGTGCGTATAAGCACAAGTGTTATCCTAATCTGCGCACACTTCCTGCAGTAAAGTCTACAGCACAAGAGCCGCCTATGGTGGACTACGTGTTCCTCTCTCCTGAGTATGAGGATAGTAGTGACACAGCGTAAGCATAACCCTAAAGCATACCGCAGCGGTCTTGAGAAAGGGATCGCTGCGTATCTTAAAACAGTACAGACTAAAGTACGGTATGAAGTTCTAAAGGTAGAGTGGGAAGATCTAAAGTATAGAACCTACACGCCTGACTTTGTGTTAGATAATGGTATCATCATTGAGACTAAGGGTATGTTCGACAATGCTGACAGGCAGAAACATCTAGCCATCAAAGAGCAGCACCCCGAGTTAGACATACGGTTTGTTTTCAGTAATGCTAACACAAGGATTTACAAGGGAGCTAAGTCTCGCTATTGTGATTGGTGTGATAAGCATGGCTTTCTCTGGGCACACAGGGTAATACCTGAGGCTTGGCTCAAAGAGGAAGGCGAAGAGCTTCCAGTAGAACGCATACCACTTAAAACAAAAAGGAAGAAGTAATGCCATACGTAATGAAAGATGATGAGTTTGCTATCATCATTAAGCCTGTAGGCTACGAACAAGAAGATGGCGAAGACTGGGATGGGGATGTTGATACTGCTATCGTCATGACTAATGAGAGCACTATCCCTGATGTGATTGCTGCACATATCATGAACATCGCAACAATCATGACTACCTTCCTTGATGTAGCTGCTAGTCATCCTGATCTGTATGACTTTGTTGAAGAGCGTCGCAATGAGCTGATGGGTTTCGATGAGGATGAAGAAGAAGAGATTGTTGAATACGAGAAGAAGGGTAACGTTATTACTCTGACTCGCTTCACTAAGACAGAGGGCAACGCATGAGAATAGAACCTGTAGTTACACATGATCCAGTGAACAGCCCTACACATTACAACGTAGGTGGCATCGAAGCTATTGAAGCTATCGTTGCTGCAACCAATGAGCAATCAGAGGGTTACTTCCAAGGCAACATCATGAAGTATATCTGGCGATACAGATACAAGAACGGCATCGAAGACTTGAAGAAAGCTCAGTGGTATCTAAACAAACTTATCGAACTATATGAGGACAAGCACAAATGATTAGCCAAGATGATATGGACGCAATGAAACCCCAGATGCCTCACGAGAAAGTAGGAGATTTCATTCGTGCTTTTAACGGTTCTCTTGATCCTCGTCTATGGGTTGCTCTTATTAACGAAGAGCTAGAAGAGTTAGCAGCAGAGAAGCTAGGCACAGCAGAGCATCTCAAAGAACTGTGTGACTTGTTGTATGTAGCTACAGGCTTAGCCCTCACAGCAGTAGAGCATATCGGTATGCTTATGCCAGAGGAAGAGCGTGATGCTGTAGTCAAGCAGCAAGGGAAGGTGAGTCGTACTTTAGATTCATGCTTAGAGTATTACGGTGAGGAGACTTTCAGTAAAGCATTCAACCGTGTACATGAGAGCAACATGTCTAAGCTAGGCCCGGACGGTAAACCTGTACTACGTGAAGATGGTAAAGTAATGAAGGGGCCTAACTATAAGAAGCCAGATCTGTCAGACTTAGTGAGACGAGCCGCATGAAGTTTGAAGTATACATGTTAATCAATATAGATGAGGAGAGTAATCTTTTACCTATCTCAGAAGAGATGTACGATGAGTCTGTTGAAGACTTGATACGTGACATTATCTATGACATAGACGGTGCAGAGATTATTAAACTGGAGGTGAAACAACGATGAATAACTATCTACCTACTGACTACCAAGCATTCATTCACACCAGCCGCTATGCACGGTGGCTGCAGGATGAGGGGCGTCGTGAGAGCTGGGGTGAAACTGTTGGGCGCTACATGGATAATGTAGTACGTCCTGTAGCAGGTGATGATACATACATCACACAGCTAGGCGAAGCCATTATGAACCTAGAGATCATGCCATCCATGCGGGCTATGATGACTGCTGGCCCAGCGCTAGAGCGTGACAATACTGCAGGCTACAACTGTAGCTACCTGCCTGTAGATGACCCTAAGAGTTTCGATGAGGCTATGTTTATCTTGCTGTGTGGCACAGGCGTAGGCTTTAGTGTCGAGCGTCAGTTCGTAAGCAAGCTACCTGAAGTACCACAGCTATACGATAGCGAGACTATTGTTGTAGTTAAGGATAGCAAAGAGGGTTGGGCTAAAGCTCTGCGCCAGGTTATTGCATTGTTGTACAGCGGTGAGATCCCGAAGTGGGATGTATCTAAGGTTCGCCCTGCAGGTGCACGACTCAAAACGTTTGGTGGACGTGCGTCTGGCCCAGCGCCTTTGATTGATTTGTTTAACTTTGTTGTACGTGTATTCAAAGATGCACAGCATCGCAAGCTGTCTAGCATCGAATGCCATGACATCATGTGTAAGATTGGTGAGGTTGTAGTTGTAGGTGGTGTACGCCGCAGTGCTATGATCAGCCTGTCGAACCTGAGTGATGACCGTATGCGTCACGCTAAGTCTGGCCAGTGGTGGGAGAACAACCCACAGCGTGCCTTGGCTAACAACTCTGTAAGCTACACTGAGAAGCCTGATGCACTAAGCTTTATGCGTGAGTGGATGGCACTAGTGGAAAGCGGTAGCGGTGAGCGTGGTATCTTTAACCGCCAAGCTAGCAAGAAGCAGGCAGCAAAGAATGGTAGACGTGAGTCTGACTGGGAGT